CGGCTATCAATGCGGGCGTTGCCCTAAGAGCCTATCAATCACTTTCTGAGGCTATCGAGGCGGGGGAAATCCGCACGAATCAACAGCTTGGTGAATTTTTACCACAGGTGGAAGCGCAATTGAATTTGGCTATTGAAAATTATCAGGACTTGCAATCACTGCAAGCGCTGGAAGAACGGTCACGGCCCGCGAAAATTACAGCTTTACGGCCTGTTTTAAAGCCAAACGCTGGCATTTTGACGCAAGGATACGAGCCAGAAATTCCAATTGCAAACGGCTTTGATGTTGGGCTATCTGGCAATGTGCAGAATGTTTCAGGCCTTGGGGCCACGCTTGAAAATGTGTTTGTTGACGATGGTGTCAGCGGCAAGCGCGCCGTGTCGATAGATGGCGTTGTGGTAAAGAGCCAAACTAGTGTACAAAACCCGTCTATTCAAGCGGTTATTGATGGATTAATGAAAGTGCGTTCTGATTTTCGTGACTTTCTGAATGCCAATCGCGGCAATATCGGCAATGAAGTTGTTGTAAATTTACCACATGGGCCAGTGAATGTGCTATCATATACGCTATACGGCACGGAGGAGTTAATCGATATATTGCTGGAGCTAAATTTGGACCGCACCCCATATGATATGGGCGGCCGTGATGTGAAAGTGATTTCGGGATGACATTGCAAATTTTTTCAGACGGTGTCGAATATGAGAATTTTGAAAGTATTGATGTTTTTTCATCTTTTAGCGAACCTGTTCGTACTTTTGAACTTACAACATCCGTAAATAGCCAGCAGAAATTCCCAATCAAGCAAGATTCTATCATTCAGTTTTTTGCTGATGGTGAGCTAATTTTTACGGGGTATCCAGAAGTTTTTGACGTAACGGAGAGCGCGCAGAATGACTCCATAATCGTGCGTGGCAGATCAAAGATATCGCGACTGACAGATAGTAGTATCGAGGCAATAAGCCTTAACCCACCCATAACACTAGAGCAGGTATGTAAAGTCGTACTGGACCAGATTGGACTTGACTTGCAGGTGGTAAATAATGTTACAGGGCTGGAACCATTCAAGGCAGAGGATTTAGTGGAATCGTCAGACGGCGACAATGCATTCACTTTCTTGGAGCAATACGCAAGAAAACGGCAAGTATTCATAACAGATGACGCAGAGGGCAACTTACTAATAACACGCAACAATAGCCAGAATGTCGGTCAATTTTTTTCAAATACTGGTAATATATCAAATATTAAACGCGCGCGGTATCGCGTGGATAATACCAAAATATTCCGCGAATATGTGATAAAATCGCAAAAATCGGCGCTTGGGATCAATTTATCGGGCGGTGAAGATGACGCGGACACGGTGGCAAATCAGGGCGGGCGGTTTATTGATATCGACGCGCCAAATGGTCGAAAGATGACCGTGAATGCAGAAAAATCCATGGACTCCGACACAGCAAAAAAACGGGCAGAATGGCAAGCCAATATAGCTAGATCGAGGGCTATCGGCTTTACATTGCTAGTAGAGGGGCATTCGCAAAACGGCGCGGTGTTAAAACCAAATACCACGCCGAAAATATCGCACAGAGCAAGCGGGTTTAATGGGCAGATGCTTATTGAAAGCTGTCGATATAAATTAACACAGCGCAACGGAAATGAGACGGACTTAGTGCTAGTCAGCCCAGATGCATATCTACCAAGGCCCGAACCAGACAAGCTAAATAAAAACACAATTTTGGACAATATCTGATGATTAGCAAGATGTATCAAATGATCAGAGCAGCGGTTGTCACTAGGGCGGTGGGTGATAACACAAAGTATCCGCAAACGCAGGTACAGTCAAAAGGCACCGTGTCAAATTGCGAGACGATTTACCCATATGGTCACCATGCTGTCGCGCCGAATGGATCGCGCGTTATCTTGATGACATTACAGGGTAGTGAGGATCAAAAAACAGGTATACCATACAGCGCAGACGATAGGCCAAAAGGGTTAAGGCCAAGCGAGGCCGTTTTCGGGAATTTTGTGCAAGGGTCAATTATTCACTTTAAAGAAAACGGGGATATTGATATATTGTCCCAAAATGATACAAATATAACCATAAGAGGAAAAGCGACGGCGAATTTTGAGGGTGGCGCAACGATTAAAGGTGATGTAAAATTCGAGGGGCGCGTTGATTTTACAACAGAGATTTATTCCTCTGATGTGAATATTGGCAAGGATCACCAGCACCTGAAATCAACTTTCGGCAACATCACAAGCGGAGTGCAAAAATAATGAGCGGCGTCTTAGAAAACAGGGTGCGCGAAACCATCGTCAGTAGCGGACAGGGTGTGCAGTTAACGCTAGGTGGCGCGGTATCTGGCAATGTGCGATTTGCTAGCCAGTATAGTGCGACAACACAGCTGATCACATACACCATAGAAGAAAATGACGGAGTGAATGTTAATTTTGAAATTGGCCTTGGCACGTATGATCCCACGCAGCCGACAATTTTCACAAAAACACAGATCACCGAAAAACTAGAAGATGGCATATTCAGCCAGTCCGTTGGATTGTTGGACGGGCTTGATCTTGGGGTATCGTCTTTAAAGCAGATTTTTGTTGGCATTTCAGCGAATGACAGCAATAATAAATATCAAGAGGGTGACGATATTGTTGCCAATACGTTAACCATTCCGCAGGGTGATGTATTCAATTTGATCCAGTCTATTCCACAAGGCCCGCAAGGCCCGCAAGGCCCAGCGGGTCTAGATGGGCCTGATACATTCTTTGGTTTATCTGACACGCCAAATAGCGCGGCACCAAATGTGGGTAATTTTGCATATGTTGCACCAGATCAGACAGTACAGTTCCAGCAGGTTGGTCCAGATACGCGCTTAAAGTTGGAAACGATCGGCGTCGGCGGCTCACCTGTTGCAATTTTATCACTGCCTGTCAACGCTAGTTCTGTTGTCCAAATCGAAGGTACCATTTTTGCTTTGAATGATAGCACAGGCGAAACTTATACAGCTCAATTTTTTGGGCTGGCAGATGATAGTCAACTTTTCGGGCGTTTTGTAAATGATGGTAATATCCTACCACCAGCAGGATGGGCAGTTGATGTTGTATTTAATTCTGGTAATATTAATCTGAATGTAACGGGCGCGGCGCGCTGGGTCGTAAGATATCAAACACAGGCGCTTTCAGGCGTGAATGCTGGGCTAGCCCTTGCCGCTAGCGCAGTTGGAGAGGTATAAATGGCAAAGCTAAAAAATTTAAGACGAGAAACGACAAGCACGGTTGGCGCTGGCAATTTGACACTGACTGGGCCAGTTGCGGGACGCGGTGCTTTGAGTGCTGGACTAGCCAACGACATGCGCGTTGATTATACGATATTCGATGGTCCGGATAGCGAGATTGGGGTGGGCTACCTGACAGCCCCAACAACATTTGTGCGCGAAACAATTAACCAAACCATTGTTGGTGGTGTTGTTGATGAAAATGGGCCAGCCCCTCTCAATCTTTCTGGTACCGCTGAAATCGCAATTACAACCACACAAGCAACATTTGATGATATCGATTCGCGTCGCACACTGGAGCAAATCGCGGGGGTCAAGCCAACCGTTGATTTTGATTTCACGTCTTTACCCTATGCTGACCCGTTGGAAACAAACGGTGTAAACCTACCAAGTCTATTCAGTTTCGTGCGGAACACAGCGGCAACACGGCTAGCGCCGAGTGGGTTGCTTGAGTCGATCCCCTCAGGAGCGCTACGTATCAATCATGATGCGGTATCTTGTTCTATTTTGGGTGCGTTAATCGAGGCTAGTAGAACAAATTTATTTTTCTACAGTGAAGATTACGCACAAGCTAGTTGGGGGAAGGCAAATATTTCAGCCAACAGCGACCAAACTGCAAGCCCCAAGAGTGGGGTTTTGGCGGATAAACTTGTAGAAAACTCAGCAAATAGCAGCCACTATATTGTTCAGTCACGGTCTATTGTGCTGGGTGAGCGATACACAATAAGCTGCTTTGCCAAGGCAGGTGAAAGGGGTGTATTACAGATCGCCAGCCTGTCCAGCCCATTTGCCGTATCTGCTTTTGATGTTCAAAGTGGTGCAATCCTTAGCAACAGCGTCAATGTAGAAAATAGTGAAATCATAGACCTAAAAAACGGTTGGTTTAGATGCGCTATTACTGTGACATCGCAGGTTACTGGAGTAGTTCAGTTTGCATTTGCTTTGTCCGATGGTTTGCCACCTGCATCCACTCTTGATACGTATTTAGGAGACGGAACAAGCGGCATGTTCGTGTGGGGAACGCAGATCAATTCGGGTAATTTAACGAGTTATATACCTACGCAAGCAAGCGCTGTGACGTATGACGCGGACATTTTAACGATACCGACTAGCGGATTCCAGTCACCTGATGCTGGCACTATCTTTGCCTCCGTTCGACTTGGTCCCGTAAACCCCGATGAAAGACAAGAGATCGTCAACATTAATGACGGAACGGGAGATAATCGTATTTTAATCACGCGTGATCTTGCAGGTACCACAATCAGGGGTCAAACATTTTTGGCAGGTGTTTTAAATAGCAGCGTATTTCAGATAGGCGTTGCATCTAGCAGAAACAAGGTTGCGTTATCGTGGGACAGTAGCGGGATTAGCTCATCTGTAAATGGACAAGTTGCGGTAAACGACACCCACCTACAGCTCCCTAACGTCAACAGTATGAACATAGGCCACGCTTTGGCGCAAAGACTTTTAGACGGTAATGTTGAGAGAGTAACGCTCTTTAATGAAAAATTATCAGATCAAATTTTATCGGAGTTAACGTCATGATGATAGATAAATACCTTCAAGCTGAAACAGAATCTGAGATGTTAAATGCTCTTTCTTTTGCTATAAAAGAGGGTAAATTAACAACAACAGATGAAAATTTTAGCATCGTGTTAATTGGAGATCTATATAAATTTCCAGAAAGCTATGACCCCACTGACCCAGACAGTCCGCAACCAATAAAGCGAGAAGGGTTCTTCGCAAACATAAGGCTTTGTAATGGCTTTAATGCAGACCTAAGCGCGGTTCTTATTGATCCACAACCTGTAACCCTGTCGCACACATTTGGATAGGAAAGATTATGTTTAACTGGTCAAAACAATGGTGGGGATATATTGCTGGTCACGCGGCGCTTGGTGTGTTTTTTACGGAGTTGGTGACGTTTGGTAGCCCTAGCGAGTATCAATCTTTCGCAGTGCCAATTTTCTTCTTATTCTTTATGGAGTTAAAGGAAAATTACGGTAAAAGAAAAGCAATCGGCCTACCAACTGGCGTTTGGCGAACATTCTGGAGCGTGTTAAAGCAAGAGAGCGCAACACAAAAGCAGCGTTCCGAGTGGCTTTTGGCTGGCTTAATTTCGGCGGGTATAATGTATTTAATTCACAATGTGGTGCTTTGATGGGCAATGTATTAAAATATCCTGTTTTGGGCGCGGGCGTGCTGGCAGATGTCGGCGCGTCCCTTGCGCCTGTAGGTCCTGATGCTGATTTTAGGCAAGATTTTGACAATGCTACTGATATCAAGTTAATTAACAATAACGGGCGATATGATATTGGCGTTGCTAATGACGGCGATTTTGAGCTTGTTTTTGACCTTAGTTCTTCTGTTATAGTTAATTTGCTTAGCGAGCGCCGTTTGTCGCAGGATGAAAATAGCAATCCAATTTCAAGGTCAGGCTATTTCGCCAACGAGTTTACGGACCAAAATCAAATCAAAACGGGTTCAAAAGTTTGGTCGTATCTTAACACTCGCCAAAATCAGCAATCAGCCATTGACCTGCAACGCGAAACGCTTTCGGCGCTAAGCTGGGTGGTGTCAGAAAATTACGCAAGCGCCGTTGACGTTGGTGTGCAAGCGCTGGATAATAGCACAACTCAGATAAATGTAGAAATTACAGATAACGCAAATCGAAAAAGCGTCATCCCAATCATAGCGGCGTAATATGGCAGATCAAAAACAATTTATCAAAGACGCAAAAACGCTGGTAAGGCAGAATTTGCCAGCCTCGAACCCTGATCTTTCCAACTCGGTGATTAGTGCCATCACCACTGGGAATGGTGCAAGCTGGTATCTGGCAGACAAGAGACTAGAACGTGCTTTTAATGACAGCTTCATCGCAACAGCGTCTGGTCCAGCTCTTGACCGCCACGGCGAGTGCTTGCAAAACCCGCGAATAGAGGCGGCTGCGGCGTCTGGTGCGGTTTATATCACTGGTGACGCTGGTGTCGTTGTTGGCGAGAGTGTCCAGATGCAAGCTGCAAACGGGCAGCTATATCGCACGACGAATACAACGCAAATCATCACGCAATCGCAAGCGGTGGTGAGTCTGGTCAATAATAACGGACTGGCGACAATAACCACGGTCAATCCGATATTCTTGGCGACTGGCAACACTATCACCGTGTCTGGCGCTGATCAGGCGGGCTACAACGGCGATTTTGTCGTGACAAAGATTGCAGAAAACAAGGTGACTTTTGCCGTTGATCCCTCACTAGGCACACCAGCCAGCGGCACGATTAATATTGAATATACAGCCGCTGAAATTCTGATTGCAGCCAATAATACGGGGCTATCAACCAACCTATTCAACGGCGACAAGCTAACATTCACAACGCCTATTTTTGGCGTGGATAGTGATGTGTATGTTGATCTGAATGGTGTGAATGGCGGTGTTGACCGCGAAATAGATGACGCATATCGCGATAGGCTTATCGCTGATTTTTCTGGCGTGCCAGCCGTTTTTAATGCAGCATTAGTTGACAGAGAATTGCGCAAAATTTCTGGTATTACCCGCGTATTTCCGCAAAGCGCAACTCCTTATGCTGGCGGCGCAACCGTCTATTTTGTTAAGGATAATGACGCCAATATCACACCATCTACAGCAGAATTAAACGAAGCACGAGCGGCGCTAGTGACTGGCTTAAACCTTGGTATGTTGGAGGAAGATTTGTTTGTTCTTACACCCACCCTAGTGCCAGTCGCATTCGAATTTTCCAGTCTATCGCCAAATACGCCGCAAATGAGACAGGCACTTACCGATAATTTAAACGACTTTTTCTTGCGCGTGTCTTCTGTTGGTGAAGATATTCTTGAAACTGATTATAGAACAGTTATCAGCTCAACTGTGGACCTGAATGGCAACAAGATAAACGGCTTCACGCTGGCGGCACCCGTTGGTGATATCGCTATAGGCACTGGGCAGCTAGCAACATTCAACGGGGTAATAACATGAGCATAGCCCAAGTAGACGAAAAAACTATTGCCGATGCCTTAGCATATCAGATGCCACGTGGTAGACCGTTTGAGGCGGGGCATAACAACGAATGCGTATTGCGCAAATTTCTTAATGGTCTTGCCTCCGCTATCAAGTCGCATGATGACGATATTGTCGAATATTCTGATAATACATATTTTTGTTCGGCGGCTGAATATATCGATAGGTGGGAGCGCGACTTGGGGTTACCAGATGGTTGCTTTGGCGGCAAGACCACCCTAGCAGAACGGCAACTCGATGTAGTTTGCAAGATATTGTCGCGCGGCATATCTACATTTGCAGATGTGCAAAAGATAGCGGAAAAATACGGCGTAACGGTAACGCAAAGGAAAAACAGTTTAACTGAAATTAACACCTTTTCTTTGACTTTTCCGCACACATTTACGAGCGTAAAAACGAACAGATTCACTATAATTTACGGTGTTAGCGATACAAATGTAAGTAATATTTTTCCCATGACCTTTCCTATTAATTTTGCAGGTCCTAAGGAAATTATCCGCTGTCTTTTGCGAATTGTTACACCGTTACAATATAAAATTTTATTCGAGGATCAAATATAATGAGACAGATTAGCGACAAACAGTCAGCTGCAGACCCAAACAACCCAACAGCAGACGAGCAATACACCGCACAAGAATTTAATCAAGGTATTAAAGACGAGGTTCAACGGTTTATCCCCGCAACAGGGCAAGCATTCAATCCTGTGGATGAGACTCAGCTACAAAAAGCTGTGGCCGAGTATAGCGCAACTGGCGGCTTGACAGACGCTGTGACAACGTTTCCCGCTGGTACGTCGACGCTGTACAGCTTGTCAGAGCCAGCAGGGGGGCGACAAATCCCACCCCGCTATATTGATGGCATGGTACTGACTTTCAGTCCTGAGATGGACAGTATTCAGGCTGTGAACGTTAACCTGAATGGATTGGGCGAAAAAGATGTTGTGTTTAACGGCTTCGATTTTCTTGATGACGGCACGATCGGTGCTGAACAGGATACGCAAATTATTTTCGATCAAGACAACGACCGTTTTCGCACGGTAAACCCGTTTTTTGGCCGCGTACAGGCTATCGAACTAATGGCTGGCTCAAACGAAAACACCCTTAACGGCGCTGGAATTAAGTCCGCTATTCAAGCGTCTGGCAACCTTGGAAGAACGTCTTCCATTACGTCTTTGCGCTACAGCAACGATAGCGTTGGACCATTTATTACAGCTATGAAATCGCGAGGCACGTCGCCGAATGATATTTCACCCGCTCAGGTTGGGGATATCGCTGGAAGTTTTGCATTTTCGTTCGATGAGTTAGTGCTTGGTGTCCCAGCGAGAGCCAACAAATGCTTTATGCGCGCGAATGTTGAATCTGTTATTGGGACTGGAATTATTGCAGATTTGCAGTTTAACACTGGCGGGAATAACGAATCATTGAGAATTAGGGGTAACGGTGATCTTGTTGGCACGCGCGCTGGCGGCACAAATCTTGGTGAGGCGTTAACCCCGTGGAACAACTTGTATGTACAAAATGCCCCGATCGTTACGTCTGATCAGACACTAAAAACAGAAATTCGCACATTGTCACAAAAAGAGATTGATGCGTTTTATGACGTCTCTATCGTCATGTACAAACTTAGCTCAGCCGTCCAGTTAAAGGGTGACAGCGCCCGCATACACTCTGGTGTAATCGCACAGCAAGTTGATCAGATTTTTGCATCACACGGGCTTTCTGCGGCTGATTATGGCCTGTATTGCTCGGACCCTGTTTATCAAACGAAAACTGTGACCCAAAAAGAGTGCGTAAGGGTAATTAAAGGTCCAGACGGTAAACTGAAAGACGTTTGCGAAACGGTGACGAGGGAAGAGTTTGTCCTTGACGTAAATGGCGAAAAGATTATCGCTGGACACACTCTAAAAATTCGATACGAGGAACTTTTAGTTGGTATTTGTGAGGCGATGAAACACAAAATCACAAATATCAATAGTCGACTACAGGCTTTAGAGGCAAATGTCTCTTGACAAAAGTTGTATATATAGCTAGTTTGTGTTTGTAACTTTTCTCCTATAGTGGTTGATTTTTTACGTTTCCTTTCCTGTATATTAACGGGGTCGCTTTTATCCTTTCGGCGGCTCCGTTTTTATTTACCCACAGCGCAGTGCAATAGGCACAAAACATCCGCGTGATTATCATCACGTGGCTGTACTTGCCAAATCTCTTTTGCAGCCTTGATCATATCAGCCTTTGACGCCCGTCCATTTCCAGTGGCAACCTTTTTTATCTGCCCAACACCCATATAATGCACATCACAGCCATTCTTTAAGGCTATCAGCAGGGTTATAGCTTCATACCCTCCCCACTGGTGCGCAGCCTCTGTGCCGTTGTGACGGTGTACTTGCTCGATGTAAATCGTTTTAATTTTGTGCGACTTGATCAGCTCCTTGACGTGTGCATGAAAATTTTTGTAGCGATACGGCTTTTTTGCGCCAAGATCAACCGTGCCAGATTGCTTTAATTTTCCACCAGCATGCACCGCAAAGCCAGTTTTACGCCCAAAGTCTAGTGCTAAAATATTTTTACCCATAAAAATCTCCAACAAAAAACCCCAATGCTAAAGACACCGAGGTTGAAAATCTAGCCTAGGTAGCTGGACTTGAGCCAGCGATCTCTAACTCCCAAGGTCAGCGGATTTGCCAACTTTCCTACACTTAGTGATTTGATCCCTACAACAAGATTTGAACTTGCGAGATAATAAATATCGAGTAATTTTAAGTTTCTTGCGTTTACCAGTTTCGCCATATGGGGTTTGGTGCGCCCAGAGGGACTCGAACCCCCGACCAAACCGTTATGTGGGGGTGTTCGCCCGAGTTGTCGCACCATACGAACGAAATTAAACTATCATATTATTTTATGGTGTTAAGCCAAGCAGTGCATCTAAATGCATTTTTAGCGTGTCTTGGTCACATAAATTTATTCCACATTTGGCTTTTTTAGTTCTAGCCCAGCCGTCAAAATCCTCTACACAAGCTTCAAGTAGCCATC